CTTGAGAATATTAGTATTAAACGAGAGAGTAGAAAATATACTTATATTCTAAGATATATGAAAGAAGGAAAACTTGCAAAAGTTAAAGGATTGGAGTATGATAATGCTTTGAAGTTGAAAGTGTATCTTGCTGGTGAAGCAAGATGGTATTTGGATAAACTTAAGGAGGAAGTATGAAACAAAAAGTTATAACTCCAGATATTAAACCTTGTCCGGTCTGCGGATCAAGAGCAGTTGCGTTATCTTGGAATTTTAATTTTAATTATCAAGTTATGTGTGATAAAAATCATACCTTAACAAAGGAATGTGGTAGTAGGCATAGAGCTATCTGCAAATGGAATAATGCTGTTGATAAATATTTAATAGAAATTACTTGACAAATAAGAAATCATATGATATACTTATTTATGTAGAGTGAAATTATATCTGCATTTACTTCCTTTCTCTGTGCTTGTATATTTAAATTTCTCCTCCTTTATTTACTTATGCAGAGTACCCTGTATCCAGTAAGCAGGAAGAATTCTCCTTAGGAATCGTTATGATGTTACGATACAACGTCTAGCGTAATTACACTGTACTGCTATGAATGTACTGGGGAATAAAGTAATCCCCACCAAGAAGTAAATCTATTATTTGTGAGACAGACCTTAAGTTAGTTACCTGTTCAATAGTAGATTTAACTTGTTGGTATTTGCAATGCAACGAATTGGCACCTGAACACTTATTAGATAACAAGGTCACTAATTATCAGGTTAAACCAACAACCTATTACTACAGTTTGCGAATTGCGAACTTAAAGATTATAACAACAATAAGAAAGTAACATCCATGTCTAATCATAAAAATTATAGGTTTAATATCGCAAAGGAATGTCCTATTTGTGGGAAATCCTTCATTACGGATATTTTCGAGGAAGAAGATAATTGCTCTGCATGTGATGCAATATATCATCTTTATGAGGAAGAGAATACTAAGAACGAAGTTCTTGATGATTTGATTACATATGGGTGGTCACGTAGTATTGCTGTTAGGTATGATTGAGTAAAGATTATTCCCGGTTCGTTTAACATAGTAAGACCCTGCCTTGTAAGCAGGAATAGCGGATGCAAGCTCTGCACTGGGAACCAGTAAAATTATAATAATAAAGGAAATAATATGGCAAATCCAGCATGGCAAAAAGGGATGAAATCTCCAAATCCAAATGGTGCCCCCCGTAAAGATGGTACAAGTAAAACTAATAAGGATTTACGTACAGAAGAATTATCTTCTATGTTAAATAAATTAAAACCGGGGCTAGGTAAGGCTATCCGGTGTGCAATTGAAATTATTGAAGGAAGTAATTCTACAGAGAGTGGAAAACTTCGGGCATCTGCTTTAGTTATTACAACTTGTAAAGAACTTACCAAAGAATTGTATTCTGAAAAATATGATGATGATGAAGGTAAGGAACTTGATGGGGAAGATGATAAGGCTCCTGTGTTTTCCCTTCGTATGATTGAACAACCTGAAGATAAGTAATTAAAGTTTTATGGGCATGGCTAGGGTAGCTCCTGAAAATACTGATTAGTCACCAGTACCGCCATTGCTTTCTTATTGTGACTCCAAGACTAGGAGAAGTATATGCAAGAGATTTGGAAAGATATAAAAGGATTTGAAGGCTATTATCAGATTAGTAATACAGGCAAGGTTAAGTCTTTAGCGAGAATGCGGAAAAGTAAGAACGGGAGTCTTTCTCCATTACCTGAAAGGCTGCTTAAACTAAAGACAAATAAAGCAGGATATAAATGCGTTCATCTTCGTTGTATGGAATATCAGTGTTGGCCTAATGTTCATAGGTTAGTTGCAGAAGCCTTCATTTCCAATCCCGAGAACAAACCAACTGTTAATCACATTGATGCAAATAAAGAAAACAACAATGTAGATAACTTGGAATGGAGTACACATTCTGAACAAATGGTACATGCTGTCAATAATGATTTATTAGAAGTACGTGGCGCCCCGAAATACTCAAAAGAATTTAAGAAACAAATATTAGATTACTATAACTGTAATAATATTAGTATTACTGCACTATCTAAAGTGTTTGGTATTAGTGAGAGAACCGCAGGACGTATTGTAAATGAAGGTGTAAAACCTAGAACAACTACTAGAGTTCTAGCAGATGGTTCTATAATTGTAGAAGATATTCTGAGTAAAGAGCAGGTAGAAGAAATTAAGAGATTACGTTTAGAAGGTATGACTCTATCTGCAATTGCTAAATTATTTAATAGAGGTACTTCTCAAATTCATAGAATTACTAGAGGAGAATCTAGGAATAATGATATTGAATAAGGAGAAACATGGCTGAGAGAAAAGTAATCGGGCCAAGAAGCCGAAAACAAGAAATGTACATTTACGACGCAAGAGATGTTGATGTAGTCGTATTCGGAGGCGGTTGAAAACCCAGTGCCGCCTTAAAACCTTGCTAATTCGGTGAAACCCTTATAGGGCAATACCGAGCCAAGCTGAAGATTTATCTTCTGGCGTGCGTGGAGGTCAGGCAATAGCCGTAGGTTGCAAGCGCAATCGAAACGCAAGGGCAGGAAACTGTAAGATATGACCCGATACCCAGAGTAATTTGGGAGTGCCGTAGCGAAGCACATAACAAAACCGGATAAGGCTGGTTCCGGTAAAAGCTATCTTGGAGCTATGGATTTCCTTAAGCATACAGATGATCCTAAGTTCCGTGGTCTGGTAGTGCGTAGAATTAATCCACAAATCACAGGACCGGGGGGAATCTTTGAAACATTTCTTGGACTCCACAGAGAAGTTTATGAAGATAGGCTTAAAGTAAGAAAACGCGATGGTGTTATTGAGTATCCGAATGGTGGTACTATTTCTTTCCGCCATTGCCAATATGAAGAAGATAAGCACTCATTTCAAGGATGGCAGATCAGTGCGGCCCTCATAGATGAGGCTCAACAGTTAACACAATCTCAGGTCATTTATATCATGTCTCGACTTCGTTCCGAGGCTGATATGAAGCCAAAAATGCGACTTACTTGCAATCCAGCGGGGAAGGGGCATTGGTTAACAAACTGGCTTGAATGGTACTTGCAAGAAGATGGACTACCAAATCCTGAACGTTGCGGTGTTGTTAGATACTTCACGATGCAAGATAGTGAAATGCTATGGGCAGATAGTAAAGAAGAACTTCTTCAGAAAGTACCGGGTTGTAGCCCTTTAAGTTTTACTTTTATTAGTGCAAACGTTTACGATAATCCTGTCCTCATGGAACGGCAGCCAGAATATGTTGCTTGGCTTGAAGGGCAAGATAGAGAATCAAAAGAAGCACTCCTTTATGGTAACTGGTATGTTACTAAGCAGTTTGAGGGTTATTTCAAACGTAAGTGGTGCCCTATTGTACAGGAGCCTCCTTTCTTTGGGAGAAGATTTAGAGGTTTTGACTTGGCAGGATCGGTTGTTGATGAGGTTAATAAGGACTGTGACTATACAGCAACCGTACTATTAAGTAAAAAGGATGATAAGTATTGTATAAGCCATGCACACAGATTCCGAGAACGTTTCCACACGGTTGAAGAGTATATTCTTGACCTTTCTTTGTCCGAAGATGATGATATTACTTATGTAATTCCAGTTGACGCTGGAGCAGCCGGCAAAGCCTACGCTAGATCATTACAACAAAAATTAGCAGAGCGTACAGGAAGGCATGTAATTTTACACCCAACAGGTACTAAATCCAAGCTAGTTAGATTCAGGCCGCTGGCGTCTGTGTGCCAATCTGGAGCAATAAGTGTTGTATCTGCATCTTGGAATGATTGGTTCTTTGACGAACTCGAACAATTTCAAGGGGATGGGAAACAACATGATGATGCTCTAGATGCTGCTGTATCCGCATTTTGGGCGTGTAACCAAAGCCTAGTACTACCATCCTTTACTCTACCAACCCTAGACTCGACCCCACAACAATTCGGTATCCAAAGTACGGACTATAGTACGGGTCTTACCCTTAAACTCTAGTCCTTCCAATCCACAGGTTATTCCACAAGCCAACCCACGCTGGCGCGTGTTCTGCACAGGATTAACCATAGCATTACCGAATCAAGGTACTTTTAATTTTTAAATTATAACAATAATATTCAAGGAGAAGCCTTAGATGGCGAGACAAAAACAACAAGAAACTACCGTCGAAGTATCTAAAGCTACCTCTGAAGATATTTCTAGATTCCGCTTAGGGGAATTGGGAGTCGCAGGTAATGTTCTATTCAACGGAGTTACTTATAATGAAATTAAGAAAGAACTAAATTGGCCTGAAAGTTTGAATACATACAAACTTATGAGCCTTCACCCTGCAATTAATGCACCATTAAATCTTTTTGACAGTATGGTAACTAAGGCAAACCTTAAGGTTATTCCTCCTAAAGATGCAACTGAAGATGAAAAGAGTAAAACCGAAATTGTAGCTTCAATGTTTGACGATATGGAGCATTCTATTGAGGATTTCCTTAAAGATGCAATGACAGCAGCAAGATACGGTTTTGCTCCTATTGAGAAAGTATATCGTAAGCGTACTAAAGCCTCTGGTAGTATTTTTGATGATGGAATCATTGGTATCAAGAAACTAGCATTACGTAATCAAAAGAGTATTCAAAAGTTCATCTTCGATGAATCAGGCAATGAAGTACTAGGCGTTACCCAAAATGTATCAGGAATGAGTGATCCTTACAATAGATTCAGTTCCCGTAAGGAAAGTGAAATCAATATTCCTAGAAATAAGTTCTTGCTTATTACTTTCGGCAACGAACGTACAAATCCTTTTGGGGTATCCCCTTTGCGTGAAGTATATACTCATTGGCGTTATTTGCAAGCGATTGAAGAACTAGAAGCACAGAGCGTTGTCAAGGATATTAACGGGCTTCCTGTCCTTAGTTTACCAGTGCAATATATGTCTGCTGATGCACCTCCTGAACAGAAGGCTCAGCTTGAAATGTTCAAGAATATTATGCGAAATCTTCAACAAGGTTCCCAGACAAGCATGATACTTCCGTCTGCTTATGATCCAGAGACTAGACAGCCTTTGTTTAAGATTGATTTACTTACTCAAGATGGCAAGAAGAATTTTAATCTTTCTGAAATCAAGTCGTACTACAGGGCAATGTTATTCATCGGTCTTGGCGCAGATATTTTGATGCTTGGTACATCTTCTGGTAGTTCAGGATCGTTTGCACTAGGTGCTATTAAGAATAGCTTAACTGCAAGTGTTGCTGAAAGTTTTTTACGTAGAATTATTCAAGAAATTAATAATGATCTTATTCGTCAAATTTATGAGTTAAACGGATGGGATATTTCTCGGCGTTGTAAATTAGACGTAGATGGTTTCGATTCCGAGTCTCTTGATGAACTAGGAAAGTATATTCAACGTGTTACAAGCGTAGGACTTATGCCTAAGACTGAAGAGGTTGTTAATCTTGTGCTTAATAAACTTGGTCTTGATGATCTTCCAGAAGGTACAGATGTAAATGAGTTACTTTCTGATAATACGTCGAGGGCTGCTGATGGTATGGTAACTCCCGGAGAAGGTACAGCTACTAACGTAAGTGGTAATGACACTTCTTCGCTAAATACTGAGAACGCGGCATGACATGGCTAAGAGAAGTCCTAAGTGACCCAAAATATCATCAACTAAGTTCAAAGAGATTAGCTATGCTACTTGCTACATTTGCATTAGCTATTAGTGTAGTTATTCTCTCTGTAGCTGCTTTATTTGGATATGAAGTAGCTCTAGCTTTAGGTGCAGTATCGGTACCTTTAGCTGGTCTTGGTGGATATTCTTATGTTGAAGGTAGCAGAGTACATAAAATTACTACAGATAATAAAGAATAGTAAATATTTATTAAATATTATTTGATTTTCGTAATTTACTTACGAAATTACTTGACAAATAGCACTTTCCCATGATATAATAATACTATATTATGAAAAATGTAAAAGGTGGATAATCTCACAAGGATTACTCTGCCTTTTATCATATAAAGAATTATTATTCCTTCATGTAAGTGCGGTTCGCTAGAAC